CATCTCGCCGCTAGGTGCTCCCAAACGGGAGCCTTTATTATATCAAATTTAATAAAGGATCTAAAATGCGAAAGACATACTACAACAAAGGCGAGGCAAACGCCATCCTATCCGGCATAGCAAATTGGCGCAATAAAGGCATATATGGGCGCTGCATATGCAGCGGAAGCTTCCCGTCAAATACTACATTGGAAAGAATTAAAGTATTCGTGGACACCGTTTTGTCTACGGAAGACAGAGAGGCCGTCAGGTTAAGCGATACCGATAAAAAGCTTTTTACGTGGTTTGCTCAAAATTTGGACGATGCAAGTAAAAGAGCCGAGTATCAAAGAGCTCTTGATATGGACGTAGACATTAACGAGCTTGAACGCATAATAAGGGGCAAATAATGGAAAATCTAGCCCTTTTATCAAACGAAGAGTTGCTTGAGATCATATCTCAAGCAAAGGCTATCATAGAAAGCCGCAAAGAAGACAAACGATTCATAGTTCAGACGTTTGAGAGCATAGACCCTAGGAAAAACGGCCATGCGTATATGGCTAGGCTAAGCTTTGCAGACGGCAAGATCAGCAGAGAATTTATCGACTGCAATGGAAAAAATTGGGATAGCAAGCATAAGTATTATGACACCTCTTTTACGTTTCGCGCAAAAGAGGGAGATAAATTTGAAGCCAGGCTTGACGATGGAAGCTGGAAAGGCGACTCAAAGGTTTGGTATATGGTCGTCAAAGACGAGAGCGGCGAGCTAGAGCTAAAGCCGTATAAATCTCTTGCGAGCGTGCAGGAGGCCTAAAGGACGAGCCATGACGCTTTCAAATATAGCAAACGACTATCTCGAAACTCTCGAGCAAATCAGCCTCGAGCGGTATAGAATACAAAAAAGTAGCTTCTCTCACACGGAGAAGCTGCCAAAAGACGCAGAAAAGATCACGTCGGCCGATACCCAAAAATGGGTCGCGGCCATGCAAAAAAACCTATCGCCAAACACCATCAAGCGCGTAGTGCTTTGTTGGAGCAGAGCCTGCGAGCAAGCCATTGAAAAAGGAAGTATCGAGAAAAACCCTTTTTTGAAAGTAAAACGGCCAAAGATAGCCTCTTCAAAGATAGACCCTTTCACAAAAGACGAGATAGAAACTATGCTGTCAAAAGCTACAGGCAGGCTTGAGAGCTACCTAGCCTTTGCGTTCTATACCGGAGCGCGGTGTTGCGAAATTTTGGCTCTAAAGTGGGACGATATAGATTTGGATAGTATGACGATTCGTATCGACAAAAGCCTTGTGGACGGTCTAGTCAAAAATCAAACAAAAACGGGCGAGGATAGGGCTGTGCCTGTGTTTGAGTCGTTGGTGCCGTATATCAAAGAGCTAGCGCTGCAAAGAGAGAGCGACTGGGTGTTTTCGGAGAGAGGGGATCATCTATTCGGCTCTACTTCGCTATTTGGAAACGGCAAGTGGCGTAGATTTCTGAACAAGAGCCACAAACAAAGACAAAACGACCCACCCACCCCCGCCACACATTCGCAACCCACATGGTCGAGCGCGCCGCAAGGGGCGAAATCCCTTTGAAATGGGTTTCTCAAATACTAGGGCACGCAAACCTCGACATGACGATCAAGGTTTATGCAAGGTTCATCAAAGACGAGCACCTTAAGATAGATCGAAATTTGAGTATTTTTTAATTAATTAAACGCCCTTTAACGGGCGTTTAAAACTGCCTAAATTCGTTTATAATCTCCACTTCAATGCTCTTGCCCTGAATAAAACTAAGCAAAGCTTCTAGCGTTTTGACGCTCTCAAACACTCCCTCGTCGTTCGCCCATTTTCCGACCAAGATGCAGCCCTCGGTATGCTTTGGATAGTTGCCCGCATGTATCTCTATGTAGCGTGCGACCCGGGCCGTTCCCCTTTCTCAC